ACCCATTGGACCTGGAGGTAAATAATGACAATAATAACAAAAGGAATGGGAGCAGTTATTAAAAAATCTTTAAAAGGAACAGGTAAAAAAACAAAAGGTATTAAAAATACAGATTCCAATTTTAGAAAAGGCGCAGCTCAAGCATTAAAAGATATGAAGAAAAAAGGATTTATTGGTTTAAAAGCAAAAAAAATACCTAAAGATTTAAGTTATTTGAAAGGTTATTTAGATTAATGGCAAAGTACGCAACAGGTAAATACGCAAAAGCAATATCAGATAGATCTGGTATGGAGTTTCCATACAAAGAAATGGTTAGAGAATGGAATGGTTCGTTTGTGCATGTTTCAGAAT